AGGGGGCAAGACCTAAACTTAACCCAATTACTAGGTATATCAAATGGTTCAACAACGTGTACGTTCCTATCAAATTCAGTAAACGCTGCACCTTCTTTAATATCCCAATCCCCCTCCAAAAGTTGTCTTCTTTGTTGTTCAGGAAGGGAAAGTAGCATTGCTTCATAGTCTCCACTTTCTGCAAGGTATGGATTGTCAGATAATCTTGCAGGAATAAATCTCCTTTTGAATAAAGATTTCCCAGCTCTTCTGTGTCCTGCTGGGTATTTAAGAACTTCTCCCGTTTCAATATCTGTTGCATCAAATGCCTTTCCATAAGGTGCTTGGTCTATAAACATTTTTTTAACCCAATGATGTCCTACACCTCCGGGGTTTGTTGTTGCTCTCATAAATATAGGTAAATCAGATGCTGTAGAACGTAAACGAGAACGCATATAGTTCCAAGCAAAAGGAGTTGCCCATTGTGTTAATTCATCAAAACCTATCCAACTAAAAGCCAAACCTTGATAACGCATAACATCTTCATCTCTATCAAGATATGACATCCACAGTCTTGCACCCGATGGTGCTACCCACTGCATTTTTCTTTCATACCACTTTATACCCTTCCATACTTTTGGATATAACTCTTGAGATTTAAATATAAGTTCTCTTAATTCTTCTGTAGTATGTCGTAAGAGTAATCCACTAAATTGTGAATGACCCATATATCTTAAAGGGTCTGCTAACATGGCAAAAGACTTGCCACCACCTGCACTTCCCCCATATAAAACTTCTCTTTCAGATGCAGCAAGAAACTCTGTTTGAGGACCTTTATTAGGTTGAAAAACTATATTTCTTTCTTCTTCAATAGGTTTTTCTACTTCATCTAAAAATGTATTATCTACTTTAAGACGTTGCTCCTGTTCTACTTTCTTCGATTTCTTTCGCCTTGGAGATCGCCTTTTCTGCATACTCTGCCCACTTGCGTAGGCTTCTAGCTTTGTTCTTACGTTTTTGCTCATCCTGTAATCTTTTACGTAATCCTACATGAGAAATATATCTACCTGTTTGTTTTGTCAGCCAATTAGCTACTTCTCTGTATGAATATTGTTTAATATATTTTCTTGCTAACTCTAATTTATCTAATTCATTTTGAACAGGATTTAATAAATTAGGGTCTTCATTATTTTTTATGTAACCAAAAGGTATAGTTCGTGCAATTCTTGGAATAGAAATCCATTCATTGTCTTCTTTAATATCTGTTGGTTGTGGTAACTCCCACTTACCTGCACTTCTAGTCGTCATCTTCTTCAGTAGGTTTTTTTGTTGGCATAAGCATAACACCACCTGATGCTTCTACTTGTACCTTCTCTGTTTTTATCAAACCTGTTCTATCTAGTAATTCTTTAGCTGCATTCATTTTATCTCGTATGCCAAGTTCTGTAGGGTCTACTACACCACCTACCATTGCCATTGCAGCAAGAGGTGCATTACTTGCCATGTATAGTTGTGTAGCTTCTAATATTTCTTCTTTTAGTGCTTTAATTATTTCTTGATTATTTGTATTAGGAGAATACCCCGCAATAATTTTAGCATCTTTTATACTACCATTTGCTTCTGCAAATAAAGCATCTATAAATTTTTGTTGTCTTTCTGTTAGTTTTCTAGCCATGTTTTATAAACTTTCTTTCTCTAGGTTTAAAAAATTCTTTTAAGTTGTATATATGTTTTTTTCTTTGTTTTTGTTTTTTTAACTCAAGCCGACTGCTTTCATTCGAGATATAAGTCTGTCTGCTCTGTTTGTTACTTGTTTGTACCATCTTGAGTCCTGCATTTGATTTCCTGCTTCAATCCAATCACCATCTCTAATAGCCTGTATCATTTTCTTAAATTTAGACAATCTAGGTCTACCCATATTAAACATCATGTTAGCTGTAATTAGTTGTACTTCTTGAGGTAATTTATCCCAATCATCAAATAATCTTTTACACTCACCTATTGTAACATTTATGTCTTGCTCAAAAACTTCGTTAACCCTAATTTCATCCACCACTGTTCCCACTGGTTTCTCGTATTCTTCATCTCCTTGTACAATGAGATGTCCGATGCCAAACGTAGGTAAGCCAAGGTGGTCCAAATATATTTCGTATTTACATCCTTCATCTATCTTTAACTCCTCTCTTAATCTATCTATAAAATCCATTAATTAATTTTTTTTAACCTCTCGTTTTCTTTTAATAATAAATAATATGCTTTTGTTAATTCTTTATTATCTTCTTTTAGTATGTATATAGTTTGTTGTGCAGCTAAAAGTTCTCTTCGTATTGTTTCTTCAAATGTATCTTCGTGGTTATCCCACCCATTAGCTTCAATCACTTCTTACCTCTAATAAGACCTAGCCGTTTCTTTTTTTGTTTATTTTCTTTTTTCTGTTGCATTTTATGTACAGGATATGCTCCTATTATAACACCTGACATTATTGCTTCATCTTTTGTCACTGGGTCTTCTAATTTTTTATTTTCGGCTCTTATTTTTCTTACTACATTTTTAAACTTTGTTATTATATTGTTCTTTTTATTTTTTTGTTTAACTGTTTTATTTGGAGTAGTTTGTTTTTTATTAGTTTTAGGTTTATTTGCTTTCATCCATTGTTTAATACCTTGGGCTGAATATCCTAAAATAGGTTTTTTAGTTCTTAATTTATTTACATCAGTTACTATTTTACCCTTACCTCTACCATAATTTTTAATAAAGTTTTGGGCTGTTTTTTTTGATAAAAATCTTACTACTTGATTTGCTATTACTCCAACTACAAATACTGGTGCTGCCATTATTTTTTTCCTCCTAACGCACTAAAACCAAAATATGCTCCTACTAAGCCACACATACTTATGTATTGTGTCATAAGGATACTCTCTGCTTCTGCAAGTCTGTCTGGAAAAGCTAGGGTTAATATAGTTGTAATACCCATAAGAATAATTAAAACCCATGCCATTCTCCTTTTGTTTGATTGATATGCATGTTTATCAGGTATTAAATCATTACCATTGCTACATTTACAACTTTCGTTTTCGCCACATTCACACGACATTAAAATACCACCTTAATAACCCTGATAAAAATATAAATGATGCTATACTATTAATAAATATTAATGCTCTATCATGCCAAAGTATACCAACATATAACCATCCTAAAACACCTATTAAATGCAGTATTAAATTCCAAGGTTCTGAATTACCTACTGATGTTAAGGACATTGCTATTAACAATAAAATACTTGCTGTCCATTTAATATACCACGATAAATCGTGTTGTGGTGTTATCTTCACTTTTTCTTATTTATCATTTGTAAACCTTGTTTACCAAATCTATAACCAAAACTAGAACCTATAATAATATATAACATATTAGAAAACCAATTTGGTGTAGACTCTTGTAAAAATACAAATCCTTCTTTTACATATGGTTGTGTCCAAGGCAAGAAACAACATATTAATATTGCTCCAAAAATAAGTGACCAAAATTCATCTTTCCAACTTTCACCCATTTGACTTGTTAATGATTGTTCATTAAGCATACTTGATGTGGCTTCAGTTTCATAAACTTTAGCTTCAGCTTTAGCACGAGCAACTTTAACTTCTGTCTCAGCTTTTGCTTTACTTACTTTACCTTCTAGCCATGTACCTGCTAAAGATGCTATAGGACTTATTAATGCTTGAAACATATTACCACTTTACCTTATCTGCCCAATAGGCTGCTGACATTTTACCTTTTTTAATATTTTTACCATGTCTAGCTTTAAATGACTTACGTTTAGCTTTCATTCTTTCAGACTCACCTGCTTTAGGTTTACCTGCTGTGCCTTTTAACGTGCCAACTTTTTTACCTTGTTGACCAAAGCGAATTATCTTTTCTTTACCACCTTCGCATGCTTTTACTATATGAGATTTTGTAGGGTGGTTAGGAGTTCGCCTTGGCTTATTACAAGGCATTTTATCTTTGTCAACTCGTTCTGCCATTTTAACCTTGAAAGAATATATGATAAACTAATAAACCTATGATAAGTAGT